TGGTGATAATGGAACAAGTGCTTCTACTAACTGGGATACAGGAATTTATGCTAAACAATTTATTAATATGAAATGTGGAACAACAAATATTTTACAACTAAATAATACACCTGCTAATGTATCAAGTGCTACTTTTAATACAAATGATATAACTATAAATATAGATAGTAATAATTCATATCAAAATATTTCTTATACAAATTCACAACCACTAATGTTATTGAATACAGCGAGTAGCGGAACGGTTCATAGTCATTTAGTTATGAAAAAAGATAGTTCGCAAACTGATTATGTTATTTTAAGACAAAATAATAGTGGAGAATTATTAGTTCATTTTGAAAATAACGGTGATAGATTTAAATTTTCTAAAAACTGGGAATACGGACACGCATACGCTATGTGGTATTATGATAATTCTTCTTTTACATATTTTAGAAATCCAAGTGGGACTAATTCAGCGAATAGTTTTGCTGGTAGTTATTTCGCATTTCATAATAACGGTAGTGCTATTTATTCTAACTTGCCCTCGGCGGGCACTTCTTCGGGAGATTATCATTCATTCGCTACGGGAGGAAATCAGTTTGCTCGTATGGACGCTACTGGAAGTGGTAAAATAACTGGAAGTTGGACTGGTAGTTGGGAAGGAACAAGTGATAGAAGATTAAAAAAAAATATTATCCCATTAACAAAAGCGAAAGAAACACTTATGAAAATTAATGTATATGAATTTGATAAATATGATATTGTTAATTATAATACAATACATAGTGAAACAGAAAAAGATAAATTAATACCATTCAAAGAAAGATTATCAAAAAATTCAAGGAAAATTTATGGATTTATAGCACAAGAACTATGTGAAAATACAGAAGAACTTGGTAAAATGTGTGTTGATACTAATGACTGGGGTGAAGAAGAACCAGCATATATTATAGACGATAGACCTATATTAGCGTGTGCTATTAAAACAATACAAGAACAACAAGAAGAAATAAATACTTTAAAAACAGAATTAGAAAATATAAAAAGTATTTTATTAAAAAATAATATTTCATAAATTATATGGTACTAACAAATAAACAAAAATTTAATCTAAAACACGGATTACCTAAAAATAAAAGTCATTCAATTAAAAGTATTTCAAAATTAAGTGGATATACAGAAGGTTCATTAAGAAAAGTTTTATCAAAAGGTCGTGGGGCATTTTTTTCTTCACCGCAATCAGTAAGACCACATATTAAATCTCCTACTGAATGGGGTATGGCGAGAATTTATGCCTCCATTAATCCTAAAACAAAATCACATAAAATAGATAAAATACATTTGAAAAAAAAATCTAAATAAAAAGTATATGTTAATAAAAAAACCGATTTACAAGAAAAAAAAAACTTTATCATTAACACAAAAACGACTAATGAAGGAACATAGAAAACACCATACAAAAAAACATATTGATAAAATGATTGATTTAATGTTAGAAGGATACTGTATAGAAATAGCACACCACCTCGCTATGAAAAAAGTAGGGAAATAGAGAAGGGATATTGTTTTTGATATAAAACATATAAAAAAATAAATATAAATAAATAAAATGGTAAATTATGAAAATAGTAAAGTTTATAAATTAGTAAATACTACTACAAATCAAATATATATAGGTTCAACTACACGAGATTTACAAACAAGATATAGAGAACATAAATCAAGATATAATTGTAATAAAACAAAAAAAGAAAATTCTATTTTGTTATTTAATGATACTGATACAATAATTATTGAATTATTAGAGAATGTAAATTGTAAGAATAAAAAAGAATTACACGATAGAGAAATGTATTATATTAAAAGTTTAGATTGTGTTAATAAATATGTTCCTACACGAACACAAGAACAATATTATCAAGATAATAAATTAGAAATTCTAAAAAAAAATAAGGAATACTATTCTATTCAAGAAAATAAAGATAAAAAAAATAATTATATGAAAGAATACAGTTCAAGAGAAGAAACAAAAACAAGAATTAAAAATTATCAACAAATAGAAATGGTATGTGATTGTGGAACAACTATTAAAAAATGTAAATTAGCAAGACATTTGAAAAGTAAAAAACATATTGAATTAATGAAAAATAAAATGTAGGATAATATATGGAAAAGTATAAACCTATAAAATCAACAAGAAAAAATAAAAAGTATATGGTACTAACTGATAGTGGTATAGTTCATTTCGGTCAAAAAAATTATTCACAGTATAAGGATAAAATAGGATTATACAGTCATTTAGATAATAATGATAAAAAACGAAGAGAATTATATTATAAACGACACGGTAAATCTGCTAAAAAGGATACAGCAAAATTTTTCTCACATAAATATTTATGGTAATAAAAATATAATATAATATATAAATAATGGATATTCACGATATTAATTTTATGGGAAAATATGAAAATGTGGATTATGATAAAAGTGATTTATTAATAAGACCTAAAATATTAACAAAGGCAAGTTCATTAGGAATGAAAAACAGACCTAATAGAACACACTTTTCAAAAGGACATTCAAGACATAGTAATATGGGAGAAAAACATAAATCTTCACATACATACGATTTTACTGACGATACAGAACGAAGATTATTAAATCTAAAAGGAAATTTACAAATTAGTAAAGTAAATATTTTAAATCCTAAAATTGAAAGTTCAGTTTTAGAATATTAATCAAATTTAAATACTTTTTTAAATTTAAAAATTCAAATTAAAAAAAAAATATTTTAATTAATATATAATGGCGTTTTTAGCACCTTTGGGATTAGCATTAGCAGGAGGCGCGGCGGGGGCGTTAGGCGGAAGAGCGGCGAATAAAGTAAGTGATTTACTCGGTCTTCAAAAAGGAGGTAGAGTAAGAGGTAAAAAACCTATTCTCTTACACGGAGGCGAAATGGTTGTCGCTCCTTCTATGGTACGCAAAATGCGTAGAGCGGGTGGTAGAAAAAAAGTAGGAAGACCTAAAAAAGCGGGAAGACCACGCAAACGGCGTTAAATTATTTGATACACTTTAAGATTAAAATACTTTATGAAAATTAAATTTTTGAAATAAATTTTTTTTTATAATAATAAATATATGGATAATAAAAATATTGTATCTCGTAGAGGTAAATTAGTTTCTATTCCTCGTGGTTCATTAGTTATACCTAAAAAAATAACACAAATCTTACAAAAATTAATGAAACAAAAACCACAAAAAGTAAAAAAACGCAGAAGAAAAAAGTAAATTATTTAGATTTATTTTGTTATTAATAAATATATGGTAATTAAATTAAAAAAAAATAATATATCAGTTGAGATTGCTAAAACTAATGTTGATAAAGACGCAAATAATAAAAAAGTAAAAAAATTGAAAAGTGTAGGTTTATTACCTATTCCCAGTCCAGTAGTATATATATGTGGTAGGGCAGGAAGCGGAAAATCACAATTATTACAAAGTATTTTTACTGCGAAAGGTGATAATAAATTATTTAGAAAGTTTTTTAATCATATTGAAGTATTTAGTCCTTCACTCGCCTCGTTTGATAAAAACCCATTTTCTATACCTGACGACCAAATACACGAGGACTGGGACGAGGAATTTGTTAATGAATTATATGATAATCTTGATAAAGAATATAAGAATGCGTGGGTTATAGACGATTTAATTGCTGAAATTAATTTATCAAAGTTGAGTAAAAGACTTGTTTTCAACCACCGTCATAAAAATTTATCAGTATTTATCACCTCGCAGGCGTATGTGGAACTTGCTAAACGATTAAGAGATAATATTAATGTACTAATCTTATTTCAAACAAATATTAAAAATTATAATTTCATAAATGAAGAAAAGTTAAATTTACCACAAGACAAGTTAGACGAAATGATTAACTTTGTATTTGATAGTCCATATAATTTTTTAATTATATCAATAGGACAAGCAACAAAATCTAACCCAAGTGGTTTGAGATACTTTAAATGTTTTAATGAATTTAAAATAGATTAATTACTTTATTTATTATAATTTATTTAAAATTGAAAATTTAAAAGTATTTAATAATGGAAAGTGAAAAAAAGATAGAAATAGATAATAAATATTCAAGAGGTAAAATATATAAAATTGTATGTGATACAACTGGATTAGTTTATATAGGTTCTACAATTGAAAAATTAAGCAATAGATTATCTAAACATAGAGCAGATTATAAACGATATTTAAATAAAAAAAGAGATATTATAACAAGTTTTAAAGTTTTAGAAAATAATAATTATAAAATTATATTAATAGAGAATTTCCCTTGTAATAGTAAAGAAGAATTACATAGAGAAGAACGAAAATATATAGATACTATAGAATGTGTTAATAAAGTTATTCCTACACGAACAAGACACGAACATTATACAGATAATTATGATAAATTAAAAGAATATCAAAAAAAATATAAATTAGAAAATAATGATAAATTATTAGAATATCAAAAAGAATATAGATTAAAACATAAGGATATAATAAGAGAATATCAAAAACAATATAGATTAAATAAAAATTTAAAATAGATTAATCATTATTTTTAATTTCTATTAATTTATCTATACATTCAGTCCAAATCATTTTTAATCTTGTATCAATAACAAGTTGATATAATGTTTCTCTTGAATGATTAATATTATGTTTTTTATTTTCAATAGAATTAAATAAACAATCTAATAATGTTCCGTCAAATTCTTCATTCATTTCACTTAAATATTTAATTAAACTCATATCACAAATATTATCATAAGTAAAATATTTTCCTAAATCACCCCAATAATTATTTTCAACCCAAGTAGTTATTAAATCATAATTATCATTATGGTAATAATCTGCTTCTACTTCTTCTTCAATAAGATATTCTACAAAATCTTCAATAAGTTTCTCTTGATTAAACATATCGTCAAAATTAGTCGCCATTAAATATATGTAAATAAAATCAATTTTAAAAAACAATTTTAAATTTTATAAAATTTTATAAATTTAATTCATTTAAATTATTTATTCTATATATTGTAATTTTTTAAAGTTATTACACATTCCATTTATAAGTTTATAATCATTAATTCTGTTATTGATATATTCTTCAAATGTTTTATATTCATATATCATATCGTCGTTATATGTTAATAAAACTTCTCTTAAACAATAATCTTCGTTAAAATAATTACCATTTATTATTAGATTAACAATACTCATTACACCTATTCTTCTAAATAAAAATAATTTTACATACTTTTCAAAATCACGGTAATATTCTAAATAAGGAGCAGTCCTATCATAACTTACTTCTTCCATATAAGTAGGTCTAACTAAATCTAATTTACAATATAGAAATTTATTTTTTTTAAATGTATCTTTTATAAATTCATTACATTTCTTCGCTGTTCCTTCAAAATAAACTCTTCCGCTTTCTTGATTTTTTACTTCAAAACAATCATATACCTCAAAATCCTTCTTAAATATTTTTTCTATTTTGAAATAATTATTAATATTCATACATTTCGGTTGTTTTTTTTTAATGGAACTCATTATAAATAACATAAGTAAAATCAATTTTAAAAAATTATTTTGATACACTTTAAATTTATGATT